TTTTTCTGAATTTGGAATGAGTTAAAATCTGCAATTTTGAAATAATCAGGCCAATCATATTCGGTCCTGCCTACCTCAAGAACCTGCGTATGTTCGCTTGCATTGAAGGGCCATTCAAACTCAGCCTGATTGATCTTTGCAATCGCCGCACGTACCGCGTCTTTGACTAGTGCCTGTACGCCACGCACTGTACCAAAATCAGCTTGTGCAATCTCCACCTCGTTAATACGACGAAGTACCATGTTGCATAGGTTTAAATAGGTGCTAGGCATGAATGTTCCTTAGAAATAGGAAAAAGGGGCCAGTGCTGGACCAGCCCCTCAGTATAGTTTATGCTAGGTTATAGTTAGCAGTAATTAGTCCTTCTGGACGTAGAATTTTACGTCCGTAGAGTTGCATACCACGAACGATATCTGCGAATGTGTCTGGTGAGCGGAAGCTCTCAGTTTTCGCAATTTGGTCTGCTACCGCTACTGCAGAGTCGTGACCTGCAACGATAACACCGTAGTTAGCTTCTGAACCTGCAGACGCTGAAGTACCCGGACCTGTACCTTCGTATGGAAGGTTGTTCGAAGAGTACACGCGGAAGCCACGGATAGTGTTTGGCATACGTCCGTTACGGACTTCGCCTTCTCCACCGTAGTCAGCGTTGACCAACTTCGCGTCTTCATCCATTAGGATTTCTTTGAAGACTGGGTCTACTACAACCCAACGACCATCTGTGTCTACGTTAGCTGCATCCAGTAGACGAGCCATACGGTTTAGGATAGCTAGTGGTGAAGTGATTGCACCAGCACCGCCACCCGCTGCAGTTGGGATAGAAGTGACTTCTGCTTCACCGCCAATATCAGAACCACCAAAGTTTGTGATATCCAATTTGTGCGCTGCTAGAAGTTCGTCGTTTCCTGCATTTGTGTCGGCTTTTGTACCGCCTGTATCTAGTGCAGTACGGCGACCCCATGCAGAACCTGACCAATCCCAACCAGACATATAGCCTAGTACTTCACGGTCAAATGCGTCACGTAGTTTAAAACCTGCGCGATCTGTAGCCAAATCTACGAAGCTCACGTGGCTGTGTGCCTCTTCGATGTCATCGATGGCGAACTGGAAGTAGTTTGCTTCGGTGACGACCATTGTGAAGTCAGCATCTGTCAAATCTTGTGTCGCAAGTGTTGTACCACGTGCATAAGAGTTGATTGTGATGTCAGGTTCTTTAATGATCTTAACGCTATCGCCCATGTTTGCGATTTCTCCAGCGTATTCCGTATTTGTCACATCTTCTACAACTGAAGAGTTACGAAATGCCTTCTGGACTTTTTTAGAATAGATTACTGGCGAGAAATTACCATTTGGTAAGTTGCCGTAACCGCCTGCTGATGGAAATGCCATTTTGTGTGTCTCCTAAATGAAATGGCTTGAAATATGCCTCTGATAGTATTCAAACAAATGCAAAGGCTGCTAAATCAGATAAGATAAACGCAGTGTCAGTTCGTAAGGAGTGTCGCCAGAGCGGGTCCAAACTAGCTGGTAGACTTAGTATTTTATCTGGAGGGTAGAGTAGAGGTATACCAATGAATAAGGTGTCTCGACTCTAATTAATACAATGGGTTCATTGTAACATAATAACGTAATTTAATCAACACTTAATTACGTAACTTAACGGGCTGCACCCGATATATCATAGACAAATGCGCCTGAACGCATAGCTTCACTAATGGCTGCTTCGTTTTGTTCAAATTCACGATCAGACATAGCTGCTACCATGCTCTCAGAGAACTTTGCCTTACCGCCTGACGTAGGAGCCGAAGGTGTTGATCGGGCTACTGCTTGGGCGGCTGATTTCGTTGACTTACCGCCACGTTTCAAATCTGCTTTATACAGATCGATTGTACGAGCGGCCCACTTAGCGTCAGAGTTATTCTTGTACACACTGTCTTGCATTGCACTAGGTTGTAGGGCTACCCATTCGTGGAACTTAGGGTCTTGCCTAATCTGTGCGAAGTCAGGATGTAGCTTCATAAGTTCTTGCTCTGCGCTCTGGCGGTGAAGTTTACGTTCAAAATTCTCTACTTGTTGTAGACGCTTTTCACCCTCTAGTAGAGCTTCGTTGGCACGCTTACGTGCAATAGTGTCTACAATCTTGGCAACATCTGGATAGCGGTTACTCCACTCCTCAATTTCCTCGTCCGTCTTAGGGAACTTGATTTGTTGGCGAGTGGCGGCATCTAGTTGTGCCTTCATTTGTGCTATCTCTTTATCCTTCTGGTCACGTACCGTCTGGATGTGCCGTTGAATGTCCTGATACCGTTTCTTATAGCTTTCCTCTTCGGCATTTAACTGTTCAGTAGGTGGCTGTTGCTGGGCCAACTCCTCGCTGTATGTCAAATTATCATCAGGTTCTGCGGCTCGTTGATATTTTCTTTTTTGCATGATTTCCTCACTGGGTCCGACAAGTCGGGTATCCAATTAAACCATAAATGCTATCTTCTGTTTTTTAAGCATTGCTGGTAGGGGTTTTGATACAGGCTCAAGTTCTTCCTCTGTATCTTCTAACTGGTCTTCCACTTCTACTGTGGCGACCTCTACATCAACGTCCTCTTCTGGTACGTCGATCTCTTCGTCTGAGACTTCTTCCATCTCAGACTGTTCTACGTGCTGTATCAGGCCGTCCATCTCCATAGACATTAACCCCATTTCGGCCTCAGCTTGCATTTCCATAATATGTTTTAATCCATGCCACGAAACTACGTGAGCAGGCAGGACGTACTCGCCCTCTGATATCATTGCTTCAATATCATCTCGTACATTCTCTGCACTTGATCCAACTGGAATAGGATTACCCGATACTTCGTCGTATCCCGCAATACCTGCGTCCATGCCGCCTGTACATTCATCACAACCACAAGCCATGCCGCCG